TGGTGAGGTTGATGTGCAAGATAGTTTGGAAATGATGCACGACAGCCTCATGAAAATTATGGGTGAAGCCTATATCGATATTTTGATTAGGGCTGAAGCACCAAAACAAAAACGTGGCCTTGGACGGCCAAAGAAAGGAGCTATCTAAATGGCTATAAATCTTAAATCACTGTCGAAGCCAGACAAGCAACGACCAGTCATAATGACAATCTTTGGGGAGGGCGGTCTTGGGAAAACGACCCTAGCTAGTCTGTTCCCTTCGCCTGTTTTCATAAGAACAGAAGACGGTACAGCCTCTCTGGTAGGCAATGACAACGTCAGCCTGTTTCCAGTAGCAACTTCCAGTCAGGACGTTCTAGACGCTATTGAGGCTCTTGGAACAGAGAAGCACGACCACAAGACTTTGGTTATTGATAGCATTACACAACTGGCATCAATTATTGAATCAGAGATAGTTGAGCAAGACCCAAAAGCGAAGTCTATCAGCACTGCTGGCGGAGGATTTGGTTCTGGGTTTAGTCAGGCAGCTGAACGGCATTCTCTTGTCAGAAGTTGGGCTGGAAGCCTAGCCTACGAAATGAACATGAATGTTGTGTTCATTGGTCATGCCGACACAGAGACATTAACTCTGCCTGACATGGACCCCTACAATCGTTATTGTGTAAGGATGCATAAGAGGTCCATACCCCACTACACAGACAACAGTGACGCTGTTTGCCTTATTAGACTGAAGACCTTTACCAGAGGAGATGGCGATAAGAAACGTGCCATTTCAACTGGAGAGCGTGAGATCCTGTGTTTCCCACAAGCATCAAGCGTCACTAAGAATCGCTTTAATATTAGCGAGCCACTGCCATTCACATTTGATGGTGGCAACCCTTTCGCACAATTTTTACAAAACCAGAAGGAGAAATAAAATGGACTTAAATGGATTTAATGCTCTTGAAGTGGAGCCATCAACAACCTTTCAACCACTACCAGCCGATTGGTACAAGTGTGTGATTACTGAAACTGAGGAGAGGGTAACCTCGAAGGGTGACGGATCATTCTTGTTGCTATCAATTGAAGTGATTGATGGTGACTACAGTGGACGTAAAGTTTTTGATCGTCTTAATCTCAAGAACCCAAACTCTACAGCCGTTGAGATTGCCCAACGCAGTCTGTCGAGTATCTGTCGAGCTATTAGTGTGAATAGCCCAAAGGACAGTTCAGAGCTATGTGACAAGCCGATGATGGTAAAACTAGCTGTCAAAGCTGCTAGTGGTGACTACGAGGCATCAAACGATGTCAAAGGTTATGAGGCTGTAAACAGTGAAGCGTCAGCTCAACCTGCCCCATCTGGTGCGTCATCTAATGGTGGGTCAACACCACCTTGGAAGACAAAAAAAGACGAAGCACCATTTTAGTCTGTTGAACGATGGGGTGGCTTTTGCTGCCCCATTTTATGAAGAGAAGGAGAAATTGATGAACCTTGAGCAGTACGCCACGCCAGCCACAATTGAAGCAATTTATAAATACTATAAAGACAAACGAAAGAACGAACACAGACCTCACCTTGGTGGTAGTCAGATTGGCAACGATTGCAGTCGAGCTCTCTGGTATCAATTCAGACACGCATGGCGTCCAAGTTTTGATGGCAGGATGCTGAGACTGTTTGAGACTGGTGATCTAGAAGAGGATCGAATTGTATCAAACCTTCGAGCAGTTGGAGTGACAGTCTGGGAGCGAGATCCAGAGACTGGCAAGCAGGTCAGGTTCACAGAGTGCGGAGGTCACTTTGCATTGTCACTCGATGGTGTCGGTCTTGGATTTGCGGAAAGCAAGAAGCCACACACATTAGAATTTAAGACAATGAGCGAGAAAAACTTTAAAGCAATGAAGAACTTGGGATGCCAGAAGTCAAAGCCTGTGTATTGGGCTCAGTGCCAAATTGGAATGCATCTAGCTGAACTCGATAGATGTTACTTTTTCTGTGTCAATAAAAATACGGATGAAATTTATGGCGAGAGAATTAAGCTCGACAAGAAGGAAGCCAAGGGACTTGTTGAGAAAGCTAACAAGATTGTGTTTTCCGACACACCACCTTCTCGACTGAGCGAAGATGCTAGTTTTTGGCAATGCAAGTGGTGTAGTTACTGGGCAATTTGTCATGGGTGTAAAATACCAGAAGTTAGTTGCAGAACTTGTAGCCATGTAACTCCAGAGCAAGATGGCAGTTGGAGTTGTGCCAAAGGCAAGCCAGTTGAGACTTGCAGTGAACACCTTTTTATTCCTCAGATCATGCCAAAAGATTTGGTGGTTAAAGATGCTGCTGATACATTTGTGGAGTATGAGGATCTAGATACAGGCGAGGTTATTCGTAACGAGAACAACAGCCAAGCTATTTTTGATGAAAGGATGCAGTAGATGGATAAAGAATTAGAAGAAGCTTTAGCTTTAATTATTGAGCTATGTCCAGAAAAAATGACCAGTAAGCAAATGTCGATTATTATAATTAATTTATTAATCCACAAAAACTTGGCTCACTACTGGCCTGATATTTATTCAAATGTAGCTGAAGTCGTAATGTCATTTGATGAAGCCACTCGTAAGGATGCAATTCACGATGCCAATAAATTTCTAGAGGATATCGTAAATGGCGTTTGAGTTAAGAGATTACCAAAAAGAATCTGTCGATGGTTTATATAATTACTGGGCAAGCAAGGCAGGAGATAATCCCCTGATCGTTGCACCGACTGGTTCAGGTAAGACAGCGATACTGGCACAGATTATTAAGGATGCCATGAGCTACCCTGACACCAGAGTTATGGTTGTGACACACGTTAAGGAACTTCTGGAGCAAGGAGCCAGTGGATTGCTAAAGCTCTACCCAGAGGCTGATTTTGGCATCTACAGTGCAGGTCTGAAGCAGAAGGTATTGAACAAACCAATTACGTTTGCTGGCATCCAGAGCGTCTGGGAGCGAGCATATGACATGGTTCCAGCTCCAGATTTGGTTCTGATCGATGAGGCACACTTGCTACCTAAGAATACTGAGACTAGATACAATCGATTTATTGCCGATCTGAAGATATGCAATCCAGATGTGAAGGTGGTTGGATTGACAGCCACACCATATCGACTGGACAGCGGATACTTGCACAAAGGCGAGGGAGCGATTTTTGATGGGATAGCTCATGACATTCCAGTATCGATGCTGATGGACCAAGGATACTTATCACCAGTCATATCAAAAGGTGGGCTCAAGCAGATTGATTTAAGTGGCGTTGGAAAACGAGGTGGAGAGTTTATTGAGAGCGAATTAGCTATGGCTGCCTCAGATCCAGAGCTGGTGAAATCGACAGTTAAAGAGATTGTCACATTGGCAAAGGATAGAAAAAGCTGGCTCGTGTTTAGCTCTGGAGTAAACCACGCACACTTGCTGGCTGATGAATTTGATCGTCACGGTATAGATGTAGGTGTCGTTACTGGGTCAGATAGCAGTGCTGTTCGAGAGAAGACGATTGCAGATTTCAAGAGTGGTGAGTTGCAGTGCCTGATTAATGTCAACGTGCTGACCACTGGATTTGATCATCCTGATGTCGATTGTGTCTGTCTGGTGAGAGCGACAGCGAGCTGTGGATTGTACATTCAAATGATTGGGAGAGGCACGAGAATAGCTGAAGGCAAAACAGATTCTTTAATCCTAGATTACGGATCTAATGTCGAGAGGCATGGATTTATAGATCAGGTAAAACCAAAAGATAAAATGAGTGGAGGAGATGGTGAAGCTCCAGTTAAACAGTGCGAGATTTGCCAAACGATAGTTCACGCAGCAGCTAAGATTTGTCCTGAGTGTGCATTTGAGTTTCCTGCACCACTTCTCAATCATGGATCGAGCTCGTATTCTGGAGCCATGCTATCGAGCCAAGTTGTGGCTGAGTGGGTGGATGTCGATGACGTTTTTTATTCGAGGCATCAAAAGGAAGGGAAACCTGATTCGATTAAGGTGACGTACTATTCTGGGATGCTCAGTGTCAGCGAGTGGCTATGCCCAGATCATGGAGGGTACGCTGCCAGTAAGTATAAAGAGCGAAAGACCTTGCTTAATGCCTTGGCCGATACAACGTCTGATGCTTTAGATGAATCACATTTCTGGATAAAGCCAAGCAGAGTGATGATCAAGCCATCAAGTCACAATCCAAAGTATCAAGAGATTACAAAATTTGATTATACTCAAGTGGAGAGAAAGCATGAGAAAACGCAAAGCAATTACACTGACTTCAGCCTTGAAGATATCCCCTTCTGAGCACAGTGAGCAAGTCGGATTTATCAATTGGTTTAGATCTCAGTATCCAGAGATCTTAATCTTTGCGATTCCGAATGGCGAGAAGAGGGCAATCAGCGTAGCTAAACGACTGAAAGCAGAAGGTGTAGTTCGAGGTGTTCCAGATCTATTTATACCAGCTTGGAATTTGTGGGTTGAAATGAAGAGGGTTTCAGGTGGGAGACTCTCGACTGATCAAAAGCAAATGATCAGTTATCTTGAAAATATAGGTCACACAGTTATTGTTGGGAAAGGTGCAACTGATGCATCTCAACACATTAGAAAGTTTATGGAAAAAAATGCATGACAGTGACTTAACAGCGTTTCAGGCATCTCAGCTCCAGTATCTAAAAACTGAAGTTGAGAGGAAGCAAAATGATGCCAATATGCGTGATTCGTTTTCGGGTGCAGACAACGCATTATTTCAGGCTCGAAAGGAGTTAAGTGAATTTTTAAGTAGCCTACGAGTAGCTGGTAAAAACATATAAACCATTAAAAACAAACGATAATAAAAAACTTTTCTTTCTGCCCTTGTAATATCTGAGGAAGTAGCTATATATAATGTATAGTTAATCAGAAAGGGACTACATCATGGCAAAATTAGCAGATCAAAGAGTTGTTAAAGAATTAACAGAAAAAGTAATCGCAGAGATGGAGGCTTGCAAGTCAGGCGGTAAATCTTGGAAGCCTAGTTGGGTTGGATCACTTTCAGGTCTACCTTATAACTTCATCACCAACAATCAGTTGACTGGTGGCAATATGATGGTTGCTATGATGCTTGGCTCAGACAGTCGCTGGACTACTCCTTCTGCACTCAAGAAGGCAAAGATTCAGTGGAAGAAAGGCTCGAAGACAGTTTGGTTTCTGAAGCCTATCATTATTAATAAGGATAAAGAGACTGGCGAAGATCTCAAGAAGCCACTTGTTTTTTTTAAGCCTTACCCAATGATCAATGGTTCTGACATTATTGGACTTGAAGATCTCGATGAGAACAATACTGAGGTTGCTCACGAGGAGCGTCACAACAAGGTACAAGAATTTGTTGATAACCTTGGCATTAACTTCAACGAATCTGGTCAGGGACGTTGCTATTACACTCCGTCAAAAGACAGCATTCATATGCCATACAAGAGCAACTTCAATTCTCTTGATGAATACTACTCAGTTCTATTGCACGAGATTGCACATTGGACTGGTCACAAGTCACGTTTGAATAGGGATGCTAAGATATCTGTTGATAAGAAAGATCTTTATGCATTCGAGGAATTGGTTGCTGAATTGTCATCCATGTTTCTGTCAGCTCACTTTGCAATCAACTTCGAGCCTACTGAGCAGAACGCAACATATCTGAACTCATGGCTCAAGGCTCTTAAAGGTGACGCTTCCTACATATGGAAAGCAGCTAAATTTGCTTCAGAGGCAGTTAACCACTGCCTTCAATCTCAAGAGGAAGTTAAGCAAGCTGCCTAGTAAAATAGGGGAGGGTAACCTCCCCTAACACCATTGAAAAATAACAATAATAAAAAACTTTTCTTTTTGCTATTGTATTAATTTAAAAAATAATTATATTGATAGTATAGATATTTAGAAAGGGAAAACAAAATGGCTTATAATTGGAAAATCGCAGATCAGATCGGTTCTACTCCAGAAACGTATGAAGCAGGAATTAAGCGTAATATTAAATTGAACGCTCGAATTAC